CTGATATGACTGCCAGCACATCCTGTAATCTGCATGTGATCAGCAGATTCTTCTCCGGTATCTCTAATGTAACGATACCTCCCTGCACAGTTGATGTGATTTTAATATCACACTGCTCCAGATTGACTGCTCCGCCTTTCCGCAGGCTCTTTCCATTGCGGATTTTTCTTATCACTGCTTTTCCGTCTATTGCCATTGCATCTGTAAATCCTGCCATTTATGCCTCCTTGAAATTTACCGGAAGTACCAGGGCTGTCATATCGCTATCATCTGCCTTAATAAGAGCAGGCTGTTTGGCCGAGGTAAGTTCCAACGTTACTGTGTCACATTCAAAAGCCTTGAGGCTGTCCATCATAAGCCTCGGATCAAAGGCGATCTTCAAATCTTTCTCAAATGGTTCGATTACCGGAATCTCCTCGTGAAAGTCTGCCATGGTGCTTCTGTATGTAAGTCCAATGGTGTCTCCGCTCATGTCCATGATTACAGGAGCCTTGTCTTCTGCCGAGCCGCAAAGCCTTGCACGATTGATAGCTTCCATTAACACCCTGCGGTCAATGATTGTGAACATTTCCCCACTCATGAACATTTTCTTGTACTTGAAGTATTCGCCCTGGATAATTCTGGTGTAGACCTCATATTCCTCCGACTTGAATAATGCTCCATTTCCGTCATGGTAGATAGAGACATCACCCTCGAAGTCCATCTTCTTTACATTCTCCATAGCTGCTCTCGGCACGATAATCTGAAACTCTCCCTCGTAATCGATACAGTCCCAGGCAATCCGGTGTCCGTCCAAACCGACAAAATTCAGCTTTCCATCTACACACTCAAGATACATTCCAAGCATCTGCTGATTGGATCCGCTTGCCGCAACCGCATAGATTACATGGTCAATTGCCTTTTTCAGTTTCGATGCCGGTATCTTGGCAGGCTCTTTGTCTGTATCAATGCTCTTTGTGTAGGCAAACAGCTCTGCGTCCAGCGTCTTGAACTGGTTCTTGATCGTTCCTGTCTTGATAACAAGGTTTCCTTTGCTCACACTGATATCAAGTTCCCCGTCCGGAAGGCTGCCAATGAAATCAAAGGCTTTCGCAGGGATGATGAATGGTTCTGTTTCCTCCTCCATGCCCTCTAATTTCGCCTTAACGGTCAAATTTGTGTCTGAGGCGATTAAATACCCGTCCGAACATAAAACTCCTTTCAGTGCCTCAATGGTGGTCCTTGATGGTACAATTCCTTTCAGCTGTCCTATTTTCTTTGACAGCTCACTTTTATTGATCCTCATAATTCTTCCTCCGCATCACTCAAAATAACTTCTACCCTTGGTTCCTCTGAATAATATTTCTCACAGGTAATGCTCACTACCTGCGAATCGTCATGGTATGCCAGATGGTTCAGCGCATCTGCATATACCTTGACAACATTATCGATATCCGGTTTCTTGGTTGGACGTTCCTCTCCGTTTGCCATCATCTGTTTTCTTTTCTTGCTTGCGCTGGCCGGAATGGTGTAATATGCCTTGATCTGCATCATCACAGGAACCTTTTCCGGAAAGCTGCCCTTGCACTGCCTCCGGTACTCCCATCCGATCAGGTTCTCATACACCAACGTGGCTTCCGGTGTCCTTGGATGTGCCGCAGGATTCATGGGATTAAACCTCGGACGTCCTTTCCCTTTTGGCTCCCCCGGCACTGTAAATGCCCTAACCATTTGAATCCCCCAGGTGCTTTTTCAGAATCGCCTTTATGTCCGCAAGCTTTGTGGTGCCAATGCCCTTTACACTGCCGATTTCTCCGATAATCGCAGCAATATTTACCGCAGGCTTGGCAGGAGCAGCTTCTTTCCCACGATGAAAACCCTCACTCCTTGCTTTCTCTACTCTGTCCTCCACGTAATGAACCAACTGCTCGTCTGTCATTTTGCGGATTTTAACCGCCTTCTCGTGGATTTTATCTTCATCTACCGTTCTGCGGCAGCTTCTTTTCTTTGCCATATTCCGCTCCTTTCGTTCGTTCCTGCTGGCATGCGATATTGCAATACCAGCAGTGTAATCTTTATAGCCCTCGCTGTTCCGGCACCACATATTACATACTCAGTACAATCCGACTGGCTGATAACTCATAAGCTGTGTGTCGCTCCAAATTATCCTCACTAATTTTCTTTACATATTCACGGCTCTGGATTCTTCCCTGCAGCTGCACTCTCTGTCCAACCTCTAATGTTGATGCAAATCTCGCATTTCTGCCCCATGTAATACAAGGAATGTAATCTGACTTTCCATAAGCTCGGTTCACAGCAATGAGCAAATCTGCAATTTCCCTGCCAAGTGGAGTCTTTCTATAAACTGGTTCTTTGCAAACGTATCCATCAAGGTCAATATGGTTTTCTCCAATAAATTCATCTTCAGTTACTGGATTCAATTCTACGGCAAACACAGAGAGTATCAGGCGGTTCTTTTTCTCTTCATGTCTGTTATAAGAGCGGAACTGACCGACAACCTCATACAATTTTCCCACCTTAATGTCTTCAATATTGCACATTCTTTCTGAAACCATAACCGGCACTGTATCAATGTTTCCGCTTTCTCTTGGAATGTTCATGTCAAAAACATAAAATCCTTCTCCGTACACCTCGTGGCTGTATACCGGTGTTCCTGCAACTTCTCCTGCTAATACTACTGCGTTATTTTCAAATCTGTTTTCTGCATTGTTACTCATCTTTTAATCCTCCATATAGTCAAGTTTTGGGAGTTCAACCCCCATATTTTTACAACTGTTCTCAAAGCATGCCCTGCACAGGTAGGCATACTGTTTAGCTGGTGTACCTCTTTTTGATCTTGCCATCAATGCAACCATCTGGTTCTTGCGAAGCACTTTCCCGCACTCAGAGCACGCTTCATAGAGCTTGTTCTGCATTTTCTCACTGATCGACTTTTCAAGGAGCTGCTTCGGAAAATCCCTCCGCATATTCTTTTCTCCAACAATCGGAATCAGGCTGTCTTTCATAAAAATTGGTATTCCAAACGTATCTGCAGTAAGCACCAGATTCTTAATCCACTCAAACTCTGGAATGACCTTATTCTTTGACCGCCCTGTCTGTGCTCCGACAATAATCCATGGCGGTGCCGTTTTCACCATTGCCCCAAACTTGCCGAAATCCTCAAGTATCGGTTCGATACTCAAAAACCAGTTATAAGTGCCGGATTCAAACCATGCGTATTCCTGATCTGGTCTCGTTACTGTCGTGCCATACCAGAAATTGTCCTGCTGTGGCAGCTTCCCGGCATTCGCCAGCTTCATGTATCGTTCCGGGTTCTTTGTCAGAAACAGATAATTGTGCTCGGCATGCTCCAGACACACATTGAAGATTTCCTCTATCCATTCATCCGGTACCCACTCTCCGAATACATCAGCCATAGCTCCCACAAAAATGTTGTTACCCATTTTCAGTTTGCCGATCGTATCCATGCGATATCTGTGAAAGGTCGGCTCGAATCCGAATGGATATACCAGCGGATGCCCTGTCTCACTCAACATCGGCTTATCCAAAACATATAAAGCGCTTCCGTCCGGTCCAGTCTGCGTCGAATAATCCGCCTTACACATCTTATTGAGCCTTACGTCTCCGCTAAATCTGGCTGTCATAGTTCTTGCATAGCAGTAATGGCATCCATGATTACATCCCGTAATAGGATTCCATGTGTGATCACACCACTCAATTTTTGATTTATTCACAACGTTCCTCCTTTCTGACATATCCAAGCTGGACTTCCTCTTCCCATGGAATATCTGAACAATTAACATGCTGTCCGCACTTGCTACAATAATCCGGCTGATAATCTGGACCGGCATTGAGAATATGGTTGCATCTAGGACAGATACAATACTGATGAAGCGTAATAGCGAATCCATACTTGTTGTATGTCCCATGCTTAATCTTGGGCTTTCTCGCAATAAACTTTGGCATTATTAAATTAGTTACCTGTCCCAGCATTTGTATCATCTCCTTCCTCCCAATACTCAACAAAATATTCATACTGTGCTGTCTTCCTGCCTTCTGTTCCGGGAATCATTCCTCTGCCGATACGTGCCGCATATCCTGCTTTGATCAGCATTCCGCATAATGAAAGCCTGTCCTCTTCATTCCACTGGACTGAACCCTTACGCAGACTGTAAATTCTGTTTCTTTTTGCCATTTGTATCTCCTTTCTGGATTGCATCCTGCATTTTCTTCTCGAACACCTGCACAAAAGCTTTCACATCCGGTGGCATCCCACAGTTGCTTTTACCTCTGCACTGTACGACCTTGTTATTTTTCCATTCCATCGTGAAATAAGACTGCTCCGGATGATCTGCCTTTCTGACAAAGAAGATGTTCGTTTCTCCTTTTGCCACTCTCTCAACGTAACCTCCTACACAGTGATCAAGAGCTTCTCCTTCCTTGCGGATTTCATCCCCGCTCTGCGGCACTACAAGGATCAGCCCATTTCCTTTTATCTGGAAAGCATCCACTCCATCATTCTTACTGAATATCTCCTCCATTGCTTTCTTCGTCTGTTCCATCCTCTTGGCGGCCAGCTTCTCCCTACGTAACTTTTCAGCTGCGGCTTTCTTATCCTGCAATGCCTTGTACTCCTCCGCTACCCTGTCATGTACCTTTTTGAAATTGTTCGGCATGTAAATAAACTTGTTATCCAGGTCGTATTTCAGCTCCCGGCACCATCCTATATACTCAAGCCAGTCATGTGCCATATTCTGCTTTCTCTCTATTCGCGGATCCGTTCTCTCTTTATACCTGTTGTAGGAATAGCCCCACATGCAGGCATTCTTTTCTCCGATCGGGTATCTCTCACTCTCCTTGTCTATGTACCGGCAGAGCTTATGGAGCGATACCTTTCTGTTTTTCTCCTTCAGAAGATCTGTGTTGCATTCAAAGGTTTCGTAAAATTCCTTTAACTGCTCCGGTCAACGATTCCTGTCTTCTGGCAGTGTGTACACTCAAATTCAGCCTTGCCCTTGGATGTCTCTTTATAAATTCCGTACCGACTGAAGCTCATGCCCTGCTCCCATACCCAGTCGGTAAAATCCTGTGAAGGCTCTCCTATCGGCTCCATCCGCAGATCAATCGGTGCAAGGACTTTTCTGTGCTTCTCTGCTAGTCGTTCTGCCTTGACCTTGTCCTGGAATCTGTCAATAGCATTCCATACGTTCTCGTCAGTGTCTTTGCGGTAAGCCTTGAAAAAGCTCTCCATGATGCCCTTGTCCTCTGCTGTCCAGATAAACACCTTGGGAATGTGTTCGCTTTTCCATGTTTTTTGATCCCATTTGTACTCCCACAGCCGGAAACCCTGCATATTATCAAATGCCGCTGTGAGCCATTTAACCTTTGACTGTGACAGGTCCTGCGTGATATAATCATCACTCGACAGGAATGTCCTAAATGCTGCTTCCGTTTTTCCTTTTTTGAGCTTCGACACCTCATAGAAATTCAGAAGCAGTATTTTGTTATCATCAACCAACTCTGCAGTCACAATGTGCTCCATTCCGTCCAGTCTATCTGCCATTTCAACCATTTCTGCTGTTGCCTCTGGTCTAGGCAATGCAGACAGCTTTCTTTTTTCCATCGTACATCCCTCCTTACAGGCCCATCATTGAGAACAGATCCATCTGCCCTTCAAGTTCATTCGACCTCTTCTTAGGAGCTTCTTTTTTCTCCGGCTCTTTCTTCGGTTTGTCCGCCTTTGCTTCCGGTTTCGGAGTTTCCTTGGCAGCCTTATCTTTTCCAGCTGTCTCCGCCTTTTTCTCAGCACGCTTCTTCATGCCGTCCAGACGCTTCTGCTGATCGGCTTTCTGTTTCTTTTCTCTCTCCTTGGCTTCCACAGCCTTTTTCTCTTCAAGAGCTTTATCATCCAGTCTGTAATAGTCCTCTGCCCATTCGTAGACTACGGAATCCTTTACCATGGCACAGTTTCCACTCTTGAGCTTTCGTGCCTGATCCATGATGTACTTGAAGCACTTCTCCCAGGTCTTATGCGTCTGGCATACCGCATCAGCCAATGTCTCCGACTCTTTGCACCGGTCAATCATGTGTGACAGGATAGGCTCGGCATAGCCTTCCTTTGCCTTTTTCAATTCTCCCTGCAGCTTTGCAACAGCTCCATCGATGCCCTTTGCTGTCGGCTCAGGATCCGTTTTTTCTTCCTCTCCACCATTTTCAGAAGCCTCCTGCGTTTCAGTATCGTGAGTTTCCTCAATATCCTGGCCGCAAGAATCATCGCCCGGTTCATCACCTTCTGCTTCCTCTGCTCCTGCCTGCTCTTCCATTGCCTTCTGCACTTCTTCCGGTGTCGGATCAGGAACATTCCCTGTCACAATATCCGCAAGGGAAGTCTTCCCCATATACACAGCCTCGTCAAATGCCTGTTTCTCAATCCCTGCAATGGCTCTTCCAATCTCTGACTTCGGCTCTGTTTCATCCAGACTTTCCATTGCCTCGTATTCCTCTTTGAGCCTGTCATTCGTAACATCAAACAATGTGTTACCGTCTGCATCATAGAATGCGGTTACAGTATCTCTTTTTAGAACCTTGTAAGTCGTGCTCCCGACCTCCAACTCGCAGTTCTTTTCTTCTGCCGGATATCCCTTTTCCAGATACTCCAAAACTGCCTTGCTCCACTCAAATTCATAATCTCTGTTGTCTCCTGATGCGTAATGCACCACTGTCCTACTTGTTCCCATAGGTTTCCTCCTTTTTGTCAAAATCGAAGAAGAATACATATTCATCCTCTTTCTGTTGCTCTGCCTCTGGTAGAGGCATTAGTCTTTTCATGTTTTGTATAAATATCCGCATCTGCCACCTGTTAGAGTAGTAGAGCGGCATGTACCAGAATTCCTGTCCTTTCTGTTCGTCCGGCTGTAATGCCGAGCCCACAACAGGATTTACAATCGTGTCGGCTATGCAGATATATCCGGCGCATCCAAGCAGTGACAGCTGAATGTAGCACATCTGGCCAACCACTCTGTCAATGTCCTGTCCTACGAAAAGAACCTTCTCCTGGTAATTTATCCCTTGTTCCTTGAATGTGTTTGCAGCGGATATCAGCGTTGCGCCTGCTCCGCATGCCGTGTCCGAAACTGCTATGTAATCCCTGTCCTCTGCCTTGTTTCTGACGGTGTCCCCGATTGTTATAAGGGACATCATTTTGCAGACATCATACGGAGTAAAGAATTGTCCATGCCAGTGACTTCCAAGATTGAGCTGCATATACAGCTTTCCGAGGAAATCCTGATCCGGATTGTTTTCTAATGCCATCGTTACAATGGCGAACAGCTTTGCCGGTATCTCTACATCTCCGCCCAGTTCCTTGATGCACCTCTCATATTCTTTTTCCCTGTCAGCTTTCCTTTTGGGGTTGGTCTCAAATACATTTGCAATCGTGCAAGCCATTGCCGACATAAGATCTGACCATACCTGCCATGCCGTTCTGCTGTAGCACAGATGATTGAACAGGTCTAAGAATTCCTTTTCAGTGCCCTTTATTTCATCATTCGTTTGTACCGCCACCCATCAACCGCCTCCTTACTGCTTCAAATTGTCGTGCTCTTTCCTCACGCTGTTGTGGTGTCAGCTCTTTCCTTTCCGGAGCAACAGTCTGTTCTATCGCAGGAGGTTCTCTGGCTTCAATCCGGGGAGCATACTGCTGTTGCAGCATCAGCTTTTCATTTGATATAAAATCCGGTAACATATTGCTGTTGACCACTTCCCTTGCCTTTGCCTCATACGCTTCTCGGAAGTTGGCTCTGTCTGCTGTCGGATTTTCGCTCTGGCACAGCCTGTTCCATCCGAGGTTTTTAACCACCGATACTGTCAGATTGTCCATCAAGGCAAATGCTTCCTGCGGGTGATACCATCCATACTCTGACATTGCTTTTTGGACAACTCCCCAAGCTTCATCGAAACTAAGGACAGGTGGCTTGCATCTTTCCATGCACAGCTTTCTGATTTCTGCAATGTTCGGAGGATAAACGCTTGTGCTTATGTGCTCCATAACCGCATTCTCAACGACTTTCCCGTTGAGGTCTTTCAGCATCCGGTACCAGAAATTCATAGATGCATCGTCCTCCAGAATTTTGGAAGCTGGATATGCTGACTTGATTCCTACCGCTATAACTGCAAATTCCTGTTTATTCATCTCCGGCCCATCCCCTTGCAAAATCTGCGAACTGTTCTACGTGAGACTGTGATCCTCCGTTCTGAGGTTGCGGTGTTGAATTTTCATAGTAGCCGTCATGAACCTTTGGGAAATTGTTCGGTAAGACAAACCAATCGAACGTTATCATCCAACCACGCTTATTGTTCCCCTTCAGAAAATCGCTGTTTTTTATCCTCTCAATAGCGGCTACCACTTCATCAATGCCGTATTCTTTAATTCTGGCATTCAAACACTTGGCTCTCTTGGTTCCTGATGTCAACTTACTTACAGGCTTTAATCCATAGACTGCCAATGAGTTCCATTCTTCCACCGCTCGTTGCACATCGGTGCGACTAACAGTATCTTTAGATACTGTAAATATCTCTGTCTCTCCATTTGACTCTTTATCTAATTCTGACTCTATCTCTTTATCTATCTCTGTGTTACACTCTGTTACATTGGTGTTACATTGTAACGCTTTCTTGTTATTTCTAAACCTTCTAACCCGCTCCGCTCCTGCGGTTTCACTTCCTATGGTTTCTGGTACCTCTGTTAATAAATATTCATCTGTATTATTCAATTCGAGCATGCCATTTTTCATTAAAAAGCTAACTGTAATCTTTACATTTTCCACTTCTTCGTCTAAATCCAGTGCTAACTCTGAGACAAAATCATCCTCAACACCTTCAAAAAATAACTTTCCTTCGTTTTTGAGTGATAAAAGTTGCATTTTAAGATAAATAATTGTGTAAGTATCACCGCCTGCTATCGAACGGAGCTTTTTTATTCGTTTATCTCCAAACCAATCATTTCGGAGTTTCAACCAATAGTATTTTTTTGCCATACTTGTCTCCTTTTAGGAGCTGTAGCTGCAACTACAGCTCCATACTTACTTAATAGATTACTTTGCTTCCTTCATCAGTCTTCACGACATCCAAGCTCTGAGGGAATCGTGCCTTCATTGTAGGATCATGGGTGATTGCCATAATCTTCAAATCAGGGTATCTGCTCCGGATTGTCTCCAACGCATCGCAATATGCCTGGATTCCATCACTATCAAGGAATGGCGGCTCATCAATAAACAGCATTCCAAGCTGGATTCCTGCTGTTGATGATTTAATCTCAGCAAGTGCAAGGATTACCGATAGGGAAGCCTTTACTTTTTCTCCACCTGATTTTGAAAGATAAGGAAGAACTGACTTCCCATATTCTTCAATGAAAATATCAAGTGTTACCACTTCCTTATTGGAGTTGCTCTTCATGACTTTTTCTGTCTGAAATTCAATTCCCATCTTTCCGCCTGTCATCTGACCAAGGATACTGCTTGAAATTTCTGTCAACTTTGGAACCAGTGAGCGTATGATCTGATGTGGTATTCCATCCTGTGAGAAAGCTGCTTTTAGCAGTTCATATTCCGAAATGTCCACAGATAACGCACCAGCCTCTTTACTAAGTTCCGCTATTTCAGTTTTGAGTTTCTTGATCTCATCCAGTTTCTGGGAGAGGGAGCCAATCCTCTGCTGATACGAGGTTATCTGAATATCGATATCAGCTATCTTGCTGTCAATATTCGCAACTTCTGCCGTAAGTGCTGTTGTATCCATCGTCGCTCCTACTGTAGCTGCCAGTTCTTTTCTCGCATCATCAAGCTCCTTCTCAAATTCCTTTTTTCGTTCTTGCGCCTCAAAAAGTGTTCTCTGAGCATTGGAACGTCTTTCTTTATAAACCGGATATTCTTTACTTTTTGCCACATAGTCTGCGAGACCAATCAATTCCTGCTGAATACTCTTATGCTGTTCTGTCTGCGATTGGTAGGAGAGCATTTCTTTTTCCACTTCTATGCCCTTTAATTTCGTCTCAGAAAGCCTTTTTTCTGCTTCAGCTATATTTGACTTAATATTTTCAATAGAAGCCTGTATAAGTGCCATTCGATTTTCTCTTGCACCGACTTCATCAAGCTTCTTTGTCCAAGGCTTCAATTCATTGCATCTCGACTGGAGTTCAATAATTTTTTCCTCCGGATTTTCCATCTGCGAGAGTTCCTCTTCTATGGTCGCTTTCTTTTCATCCAATGGCTCAAGTTCCTTCTGGTGCTCCTCTTCTTTCTGCTTCACAAAATCTGGGTAATCTTCCAGCATTTTCTTTGCAGAAATAGCCTCCGTAAGAAATCCGCACTTTGCATTTTCAATGTCAACACACTCAACGTTATCCAGAAGCTCTGCCTGTTTCTTTAATCCTGCAAGCTTGCTTTCAAGACCTTCACGAACCGCATTGTACTTTGCGATCAATGTGGATCTCTCATATCGGACGTCCGTCAGTTCCTGCATCTTTGCCTTGTATGTTCGGTCAGCATCAAAGGCTTCATCTAAGGCTTTCTTTGCCTGTTCATATTCTCCTGCTTTCTGTCTGACCTCGCCATCATTAGCCGAATCCAGTATCATTTCATTCTTTTCATTCTGTTTTTCCGTCAGTTCTGTTTTCAGTCTGCTTATATTCTGTTCCTCAGACATTTCCTGATCGCGAATCCTCACAAGCTCTTCATGTTTACCCATATAGGCAACAGCAGCTTTTGCATATTCCCTGTCCTGTTCCAAAAGCAAGTCATAACGTTCAACTTTTAAAATGGTTTCCTCTTCATCGGCTAGAAACGCATTACAGCTCTCTATATTGCGTTCGAGAGCGGCTATATTTTGACCTTCCTGCTCGTTTTTCTGCATCAAGGTATTAACAGATGCCTGCACCTTATCGTGACGTTCCTGAGCCTCCATCTGCATCCTCAACAGTAAAGATTTATCTTCTTTCTGCTTTGCAAGATTATTTCTGTCCTCGGATACTGTATTCAGTTTTAACTCAATCTCTGTCTTTTCATCTTCCGGTTTTCCATAGCTTTCAATCGTTGCCGAATGGATATTTATGGTCTGTCTTTTCTTTGCAATATCTCTTTTCAGATTTCCAAGTTCATCCTTGGCCAAATCTTCCATAATTCCATAAATTCCAAGTCCGAGCAGGTTTGACAGAACTCCGACTCGCTCTTCTTTACCTGCTTCAAGGAATAATCCGTACTGATCCTGCATTATTAGGACGCATGCCTTGAATGTCAGACTGTCCATCCCGAGCAGGCGGATAATTTCCTTTTGTGTATCAGCAATTTTCTCTTTGGAACGGTCAACCCACTCATTTTCCAAAAGTTCCGAAAGATTCAGTGTCGGCTTACCGGATTTAGTTCTAGTCCTAACAACACGGAACATCTTATCTCCAAGACCAAATGTGAATGAGATTGATCCGGAACGTGCCTTTTCATCATTTCTTATCCAGCCTGTATTAGTTCCCTCTCTCGGTTCTTCATAAAGACAGTCAACAATAGCATCCATGAAGAGCGAGGATTTTCCAGAACCATTACTGCCATTGATTGTGCAGAAGCTGATATCTTCAAAGGAGAAATACTGCTCAACATAATTGCGATAATTTTTGACTTCTATTTCCTTTGGAACGAATGTCCCAAAGAATTCCGATACTGCCGAGTTTGCTTTTGCCTTTGCAATAATAGGTCTTGCCTTCTCGACAATACTGTCAATCTTCTTCGGTTCAATAAGTTTTTCCTGCAAGTACTGAATAAGGTTTGTTTCCGGATCCTCCTGCTTTGAAAGCTCCGTTCTATTGGCTGATTCAATCTTTTCCGCTTCAATACCGGCTACCCAGAATGCCCCAGCTTCATATAATGCTTTCTCCAGAAGAGCCGTGTTGAAGATCTTCTTCTGCTCTGCGGAACAGGTGTATAAAACACGGACAATCTTATCTGCGACAGCTCCGTTATAAGTCCAGTAATTAAATGCAACTTCCTCAATATGTCCAAGATTGATTGCGGTTATGTCTGTGTCTGTAAAATGGAATGTTATAAATTCTCTGTATGGTGTTTTTCTGAACCATGCATCACTGATATCCCATTTTTCATTTGAGAACCGTTTCATCTCATACAGCCAAAAACCTCTGTCCTGCCCCTCATCGTTAAAATTCATGGCATTTACTGCTCCGGAATAGTAAACATTCCTGAGTCCATTTATCATCTGAGGTCTATGAATGTGGCCAAGGGCAACCAAATCATAATCTGCCGCTAAAAGCATGTCCTGTGTGATAACCGGTTCAAATTGAGTAAGGAACTGTGTCTGACCGCTTTCTGTGTTACATCCAGGTACTGTGTAATGGCTCATGAGAACAGCAGGGACATCTCCGCTACACATAGCCCTCATTCCAACTACGATTTTTCCAAGTTCCTCAGAAAATACGATATTTTCATCCTCTTTAGAAATTCCGGGATGCTGTGCTCTGAATGTACCTTTATCAAATCCCGGAACCGCAACGATATCTGCATAAGATGTTCTGACAAGTTCCGGTGTGATCACAATCTTTACATTGTCAATGAATTCAAAGTGAGCCTTTAGTTCGAGAAATGCTTCCTCACTGTCATGATTTGGAGTACCTCTCATTACAATGACCTGTCCTGCCGCTCTGGAAAGAGCAAGGATAATTTCTCTTGCCTGTAATACTTCCTTATGGCTTCTGCCCTGCCAAATTTCTGCCTGGTGGAAAATGTCACCGGATACAAGCACTAAGTCCGGCTTTTCTTTTTCAGCTGTTTCAACCAAACTACGCAGACACTTCATTGTATCCTCAGAACGGAGATTTACCCCCTCCTTTTCTGGTCCCTTAAATGAACCAATGTGCCAATCTGCAGTATGTAATATTTTCATCTGTATTCCCTCGCTTTCTTCGTAAGTTCTTCAAGTTGTGGATATAATAAGTTGTATTGTTCATCTGACATTCCGCAGAATTCAACTCCATCTCCACCCCAGTATTCTCCAATGACCAAAATGTTTCCCAAAATCGGATTTCCGTGCAAATCGCTTTCATAAAGCCAACTTCCTACCACATTCACTTCCAGATCGTGATAGTATGCTTCCTCATCCATCAGAATGCTTGTGCAGCTCCCCTTCTCTTTCTTAGGTCTGTTAGACGCTCCTAAAATCTTATAAAGTCGAGACGGCATCACATGCTCCATCAATTCACATTTCGGTCCAATCATTTCATATAACCGCTTATTTACCGAAGTAATATCTCCCTCCGGAAATTCAAGTGTTGTAATTTCATTTTCAGTGGTTATTTTTATAATCTTCATTAGTGGGCTCCTCTCTGGCATCTTACACACAATGGCTTGCCAAATTTATTAATAGAGTAGGAATATACTTTGTCGGAAATCTGAGCGCCACATTCGTCACAGATGTATCCTGTCTGTTCATTTGCTTCTGACTCCGAATTCTGCTGTGGTGTTTCATCAAACCAGTTCTGTTCGCCTCCTGCATTCTCCTCTACCATAGCTTCATCAGAAGCAAATGCAGGATTGTCAGCAAATTCTTCCGGATTGAATTCGTCTCTTTCTCCGCCTGTTAAAGTGTCCGGAATAGCTACAATGTTTGGAGTTGCTCCAAATAAAGAGCCTATTGAATTCATCCCCTGAGACAGCATTGCTTTTCTCACTTCCGGATCTGTATAATCAGGTGAAAAGGTAACACGAGGAATAGCAAACGGCTTCTGTAACTCTTTTTTGGTATACTGACATTTCATGCCTGTTAGAGCTCTGATTACACGAAGAATCGCACCTGTCATGGCTTTTGCGGCAGCTGTTTTTCGGAGTAATGTCATATTTACAAGAACAGAACGCTCAATATATTTCTCCCTGTCGCAATCATCAATAACATATGCTTTGCAAGCCTTTCCCCATTTATTTTTGGCATCGATCCAATTCCCTTTGAACATTTCAGCTGCGGCCTTTGCAGCTTTTTCATCTGTGATTCCTTTGATAGATTTATCCATGAATTCAATTCTATAATTAGCCTCTTCATCATTAAGACAAATTTCCTTTTCATCAGCATGTGTTTTACCGGTGCCATCTGGCATTCTCATGGCACCATATGCTTTTGCTCTATAAGTGTTTTCATCCACTCTTGTTCCATAAGTATGATCAGGATCAAACTGTATGCCAGCTGCCGCGGCAATTTTCATAAGAAGGGGTTTTGCCGGAGAATAGGTTTCTTCCCAAATGTCCTTGCCCTGTTGTGTTGTTCCAGTCTTAACAGAGCCGACCTTAAAAATATCTCCAGAATTTTCAGAAAGATCTGCAGTCACTTCCATAACCGTAATCTTGTAAAAAGGATTGAGCTGAACTTCCGTTGCGGCCGGCATAAGCAAATTGCATCCGGCATACTTTTTCTGAATTTCAGCAATAGCGTTAGAATTGTTTTCCATATTGTACCTCCATATAGTATAATTTTATTGATTTTAAGCAGATGGCTGTGATACAATATGGTTGATTACGAGGGTGTTCCGGACTTTGTCCGAGCACTCTTTTTCCATATCTCTCAGTGCACTGCATAAATCCATTGTGAATTTTGAAAAAGCAAGATTTCTCACATATTCTTCTGTCAGTTTAACGAGATACCAGTGCTGTAACACGACCTTTCTCTGTTCTCGCTGATATATGTACTTCTGCTTATGTCTGGCATACTTTAATGCCTGCTCAAACTGTTCATCTGTAATCTCGCATCCGAGCAGTTCTTCTACTTCTCTTTTTTCTACGATTTCTTTCACTTTCCAATTCCTCCAACGAATCAAATAAATAGTTAATTGCTTTCCATGCAGCTACATAAGCCACCAGTATCACAAGGTACTCACCGCCTACTGCCTTGTACCCTCTTTCCAGATATGCAACGTGGAAAGCCCATTTGCTTATTGCTCCGGTAACGAGCAATGACCAAGTAACTGCTATCAAGTCTCTCTTCACTCTTCATCACTCCTTGTAAAAATAATGTTTCCCATGCTTGAACAAAAATGTCAGATGCTCGCTGTGCCAGTTGGATTCGCTCTTACTCTCGAAGTAAGTCGCTCCATGGCTTTCGTCCCAACCATCAATCTGGACAAGCTGTAATGCTCTGTAACAGTCTGCGTCTGGTTCGACCTCGTCATACCGACCGTTGCTGATCGGACTGAACTGTCCGTCTTGAAAAACAACTCCTGCAATCGTATCCGGAAACTCTTCGCTCCAAACTCTGTTTAATACCACCAGTATTACAAGAGCTTTGCCCTCGGTGTCCTCGGATTCCGCTTCTGCCATTGCAATCTTGGCAAGCATATAAGCATCTTCCGCATCCCAGTCCATGCTTCCACTCAATGAACTGCCAGCCGACTGTAAGGTTGCTGTTGTGTCCTCTGTTTCTGCCGAAACTGTCTGCTCTGAGGTCGTTTCCTCACTCTCTGTCGCAGGATTCACTACAACAATCTGTTGTTGATCGTTCTTCACGTCCGGCTCTCCGGTAAAGCTGAAAGCAAATGCGACAATTGAGGTCAGGGACATGGCAAATACCAATCCCAATGCAAATAGGCACTTATTTCTCATGCTCCTATCGCACCTCCTCCCGGATGTTCGAATGCAAACGACATCTGACCGCTGTTCTTTTCTGTTCTCAACATCTGGCTGAAAAACAGCCTGTTCTTCTCCTGTTCCTTTGCCCTTATGCTCTGGCAATCGCACCGTTCTCCCGGATCAAGATTGCTTCCACAAACAGGGCAGACATTGTAATATGCCATGATTGCCTCCTATCTGTTCTCCTGTGCAGCTACATACTGGATTGCCTGCTCAATATCCTCTTCCGGAATCTGCAACTTATCCGCAAATAAATGCTTATTGACTTTTCCGGAGCCTATGCTGATATATCCCTGGCTCTCGGATTCCTTATTGATTTTGCGCATCGTCTTGTACGCAAAGTCTTCTTTGCAACCGAGTAAAATCATAACTTCCTTTACGGTCAGAAATGGTCTCGGTGCGGTTCTTACTGCTCCCATAAAACCTCCTATTCCAGGTTCTTTTGAACCCAAACTTTTAGATTTTGTGATACAGCTGTCAGCTCATCCAAGTTGCTAAGTATGTCCTGCAAAATTGGTTTTTCATCCTCAGATATCACTCCGTCGGCTACGACATCTAAGAGATTTTCTTTTGATTCCTGTACCTTTTTGAGTGAAGCAAGGGCTCTTACAGCAATTCTGTCTAAGCTTTCTGTATCAACCAGCGGTACATCCTGTCCCAAAGGACAGCTATACTTGCAATAGTGATTTCTGAGTTCCGGTGCATTATAAAGATCAGCCATTCTCAAAATCGCATCAGCTGGGATAATCTTTGTAATGCCTAATTCATAATCAGCAAGTGTACTGGCAGAAATTCCAAGAAGTTCAGCAGCTCCATCACGGCTATTCAACTTGTCATTGTATTTTGCAGCTTCTTTTCTACACCGACAGTAGATGTTATCAGCAGCTTTTGTAGGATTTGTTCCCATTTATTTTTCTTCCTCTCTGCGATAAAATATTTTTATAAACATTAGTCTATGGTTTGTGGACTTTTGGAACAAAAAAAATCAGTAGTTATTCCACAAGCCAAAGAGATTTGGACAGCACTCTCATAGGTCAAACGAATATGGCCTCTCTCTAATTCGGATACCCATTGCTTGGATCGTCCAATTTTTAATCCAAGTTCAGACTGTGTAAGTTTAGCTTTTTTTCTAGCATTTCTAATCTGCTTACCTATGAGTACAGAGTTCAATTCTCTCACTTTGGCTCCTCCTTTCCGTCCATCTTTCTTGGACTTGTCTGTATATTAGTCCATTGATTATGGATTGTCAAGTGTTTTGTCAATGCTTTTTGGACTTTTGTTGAAATCCAATAATTTTGGACTATAATATTTTTTACAGGAGGTGTAACATGATAGGTGATGTAATTCGAAATTTAAGAACTGTTTCATCAATGACACAAACAGAGTTAGGTCAACGAATGGGAGTTATCAAGCAAACTATCAGTAATTGGGAAAAAAATATATCCACTCCTAGCATCGATGCAATAGTAAAGCTATCTAGTATATTTAATGTTCCAACAGACTATCTTTTGGAATCTGGTGTTTTTAGTAATTGGGATTTATTACTTGCCAATAAGATGAAAGTGCTTGAAGTGATTTCTTCATGCTCTACAAGAATATCTAAAAATCTTTTGAATGGCACTGATGATATAACATTTGCAAAATTAGTATATGCATTTAATATTCAAATCCAAAACAGGGACGATGGTGTTGGAATATCTGCCAAAGATCCAATCCCAACATATGCAAATAATGCTATTCAAAAGCATCCTGTTATGAATAATTCCTCTCAGGATATTCTTCAATATTACAATCAACTAACAAATATTGATAAAGTGTGGATTATGGGACAAATAGTGGATCTTATTAAAGGATACGAAAAACCACACTCGTCTGTTGCAGCGGATGATCAAAGAAAAGTTGTTGGAAAATAATAGACCTTGCGTGGTACCGAGGTCATCATAAAAGATAGTATCTTTCTGATTGGTCGTCAGATAAAAAGGGGGATTGTTTTTGAAAAAAAGAATTTTATACGTACTACTATCATCGCTTATTCTATGTTCGTGTGGTCACGAGCAATCGGCAAGTGATAAGGCTTTAACCAATGCTAAAAAAGCTTACGAAATAGGTCAAAATTATTTATCTGGAGATATATCTGCTGAGGATGCTCAGGAACAATTAGAAAACATTGAAGAGAATATAAGTTATGCTTCTGACTATTCTTATGACGAAAGAAAAAATGATACCCAGAAGTCGGCTGATTATTACTTACACAATTATGTCTACTTCTTATCTCTTGATGTCATGATGGATAAAGGCGACCGAGGCGATGCGGATTCATACGACAAAGTCAAGGATAGTGTAAAAAAATTAAAAGAGCAGATTGACAAGTACGATTAAGGAGGTACATACCATGTATGATGCAGGCAAAACCTCACAAAAGATAAGCGATCTGGAAAAAGAGTACAGAAAGTCACAACAGAAAAAAGGGGCTGAATCCCTTATGGAACTGGAAGCACAGGTTCGTGCCAAGCTCAAACGTCAGGCTGAGGCGGATGATAATATCTACGATCCGGAGTTTGAAAAAGAGATTGAAGAAAGGCTGGCCAAGCTCGACGAGGAATCCCGGTCCGAATTCTACCGGATCCGGACACACAGGAAGAATGACGGAATCCTCTCTGCCAGGGAGATTGATCTGCTCACTCTAGAGGCTATGGAACGGTCATACTATCATTACAAAGGCATAGAATACGAAAAACCGAAGTATAAGAAAGAATTTCACTTCGGAGGATAAATAATCTGCAAAGAATGGAAAGGGGCGCGGCATGCCAGCATATAAATATACTCTGAAAAATGGAAAAACGATGTGGTATGCCAACTTCTACTATACCGATTGGACTGGAGAGAAGAAGCATATCTGCAAAAGGGGCTTCTCTACGCAGCGTGAAGCAAAAGAATATGAACGTACTTTCATGGATCAGCAGAATGCTACTAGCGACATACTGTTCTCCTCGCTTGTTACCAATTATCTCGAGGATATGGAACACCGACTCAAACCTACCACAATGGAGAATAAGCGGTTTATCATAGATACAAAGCTACTCCCTTACTTCGGAAGACAGAAAGTGTGCGACATTGATACGATCAAGATACGCAAATGGCAGAATGAGCTTATCTCATTCCGGGACAGCGACGATAAGCCTTTCTCCCAAACATATCTGAAAACTGTAAACAATCAGATGTCCGCTATTATGAATTATGCTGTCTCGCACTACCACCTCGCCCTCAATCCCTGCAAGGCCGCTGGCAGTATGGGAAAAAGCAATGCTGACGAAATGAATATCTGGACACAGGCTGAGTACGAGAAATTTTCCAAGGCTATCAGCAAATCATCCATGAAGCTGGCTTTTGATATCCTGTTCTATACCGGTATGCGTTCCGGAGAGCTGCTCGCACTGACACCAGCGGATATTCTTCCATCCAAGAGGATAGACATAAACAAAAACTATGCAAAGGTAAAGGGGAAAGAGATATTTCTGGAACCGAAGACACCAAAATCCAAAAGGTGTATCTCCATTCCAGATTTCCTGTATGACGATATCCAGGAATACATTTCAAAGCTGTATGGGATTGAAAAGGGTGATCGGATATTCTACTTCCAGAAGACTGCTCTGGAAAAGGAAATGAAAAGAGTGTCTGAAAGGGTAGGTCTGAAGCCGATCAGAGTGCATGATCTGCGGCATTCCCACGCAAGTATGCTCATAGAGCTTGGGTTCTCTGCTCTGGAAATTGCAGACCGGCTTGGTCATGAATCCGTAAAGACTACTCTTGACACGTACTCACATCTTTATCCTGATAAGGATCAGAAACTTGCGGACCGGCTGAATCAGTTCCGTAACCAGTAAAATGAAGTTGAAATTACCCGCTGATTGTGATATATTAAGCATAAAGAAAGGCACCTGCTCGAACAGATGCCTCTCAGGAGCCCCACTCCAAAAGGTGGAGTTTCCCGAGCTAGCTTGTTTCTCTAAATAGAGACGCCTACTCTGGTTGCGACAGAGTAGGCATTTTTATTTTCGCTTGTTTCTCTTGTCGAGAAAGGCAAGCAACGCAATAACTAAGCTGCCAAAGGACATCAGCAGAGCTAATATCCCAATGAAAATCGAAATGATCTCATAAGCTGTCATCGGCGCCACCTCCCTTCCTATGTATTCCGGAAAACCGGTCCATTGGCTCGGGAGGCTACCACCCCCTGTCGTGGGTTCCATGGCTGTCATTTTATCACACATCACGACAATTTTCAATCCAGTATAATATGCGTAGGGAAAATAATGGTGTCATTTTTCAACATCACGTTAACATCACGGAGCAAAATAAAAGAGCCACAATCCCTATAAAATAAGGATTTATGGCTCAAATGTCCGTTACTCAAACTCAATCGTAGCCGGCGGTTTCCCCGTGCAGTCATACAGTACGCGGTTTACGTGCGGCACTTCGTTGACGATTCGGCTTGCGACGGTTCCG